TGTGGGCTATGTAGTGGCACACAAGGTAAAGGTAAAAAGAATATTAAAATATTAATACATTAAAATTATGCAATTACAAGTAAAATTAAATTTAGAGTACGAGACATTTGAAAACATCATTGTAACTGCCCTTGAAGGTGGCAGTAACTATTGGTATATGCTAGGCGACATAAAAGGTTGCCCATTCCCCGATGAACTTCCCGACAAAGCACCATCAGAACGTATAGCATACGGATTGTGGCACAATAGAGATGCAGGATTGCAAATTTACGATTTGGAAAATGAAGAAGAGTTGTTGGGCATACTAACACACAATAGTGTGAGAGAGAGAATGCAGTTGGCTACGGAAAACCATTTGAGTGAGTTAGAGTCAATGATTAGTGGAGATTTTGATTCGTGGACGGCAGACACATTGTTTCAAGTATTAGTAATGGGAGAAGTAGTATTTGGATGACAATAGAGCAACTATTTTCAGAGACATTGACCTTCGTGTATTCGGAGGTCGATGATGATACGGCTACCTTTTGCCTTTCCTATGCACAAGCAAAGCTATGGGTGAAAGAATTTAACAGAGAATTTGACACAAAGTATCAAACCATCAATGAATTTAATGATGGAGAAAATTATAGAAAAATAGAAATACAATTATGAACAAAGAACAAATTTTAAAAGCATTTGAAGGTCGAGAAAGATTCGGTCTATGCCTTACTATACTTAGTTTAGACGCTAACTATAGAATTGAACACAAACAAGCTAATTGGTTAGACTCATTGGCTAATGATATGAGAGATTATCAAGAGGTCTCTGAAGAAACCGAAGAACTATACGAAGAGTACAAAGAGTACGAGGAGAAAAAGAAAAAAGAGTTAAAAGATAAATACGATATATACATATGAATAGATTAATAGACCAAGTAGATGATGGATTCATCTACTTTAACGATTTCAGATTAGAAGAATTAAAAACAGATGACGTGTATTACATAAAAGCATTTATGAAATACATTGAGGTGCTTGAATCAAAATTAAAAAGAAAAGATGATGAATAGATTAATAGTATTTGATGACTTTGTCTTTGTAGATGTAACAGATATTGCAAAGAGTCTTTGGGGTAAAGAAGACTTGTATGTAGTAGATGTGGATAGACATACAGAGCATCTAATTGAGAGTAAATACCAACTTACTAATTGGTTACATAGTGGTACATTAAGAGTGTGCATCGAAGGTGGACACCTACCCACACCAAGTATTGATTGGTGGGATGATTCAGAGAAGATTACCCACGAAGGGTATATTTATGTAAGAATAAAAGATATAATAAAATGAAAGTATTTGATAGCATTTATACGGCTGATGGATTTGAAATCTATTGGCTACACGAACACACAGACACCACACTACAATCCCCCGAGAATGACTTGTATTATGACTACCATAGTTTTTACGAGGCTTGTGAGGATATAGTACAGAGTGGTGCTGACTTTGAGAATTATGTTTTTGATGATGACGAATTAAAAGATATGCGAAATGGAAGATAGAAAAAAAATAAACCTATTTATACTTGGACTTGTATTATTCCAAGTGACGATAATTCTACTAACTTTTGTGTTATGATTAGTAGATTTATTGTTTTTATGTTTATGATTGGGTCGGTGGTATGGACTGCCGACCACAATCTAACAACGGAGAGAACTATCATCTCTGTAGGCGAGGTTGACACCTTGTCTGATTGGGATAGGCTTATCAACGCAATTATCTACGTTGAGAGCAGAGGTAATGACTCTGCCATTGGCGATAGAGGTAAGGCAGTTGGATGCCTACAGATACATCCTATATGTGTGAGAGAGGTAAACCGAATCCTACGCAAGAATGATATACCATTGGTATATACATTAGAGGATAGGTATAGTAGAGCCAAGTCTATTGAGATGTTTAACATCATAGCAGAGCAATACGAGTGCTGTGAGTACACAACATTTATGGAATACGCAGAGATAGTATCAAGACGATGGAACGGAGGTCCGAGAGGACATAAAAAAAGAGCAACAATTAAATATTTTAACAAAATAAAAAAACAATTATGAGTAATATGAGTTATTGCAGGTTTGAAAATACTGCACGAGATTTACAAGATTGCCTAGATGCAATCCAAGATGGAGAGATTAATGATTTAGGTAGTCAGTACGAGGTAGATGCCTTAGAAGAACTACTTGATTTATGTAAAGAAGTTGTAGCATACAAAAATGAGATTGAAGATGCTATTGACACTAACAATGAAAAGGATTTAGATGTAATACCATATTAATTTGGTATTTACATACAATTAAACTATATTTGAACACAAATTAAACAACAATTTATAACAAACATTATGAACGCAAGTATTATTAAATTAACGCCAGAAGTGGCAGGTGAGTTACTTAAGAAGAACAAGCACAACAGAAAACCAAGTGAAAAGCAAGTGGCTTTTTATGTAAATCAAATGAATTCAGGATTATGGAAAGAAAATGGTGAAGCCATAATCATAGGTGATGACAATGTAATTAAAGATGGTCAGCATAGGTTACTAGCTGTAATTAAAGCAAGACATTCTTACAGAGTACCATTAATTACCGAAGTGGACAGCAATGCTATGGACACGATAGACACAGGTAAGAATAGGTCACTGCAAGATATTATTTCTTTAAATGGATACTCTTATCCCAATCAGAAATCTAAGTTAGCTAAGTTGATATTATCATCTTCGCACAAAAGAAAAGGAAAAGGTAGTGTAACGAAACGTGTATTATTCGCAAGCGGTAATTCTTATATTTCAAATTCGGCAGGATTGGATTACGTAATAGAGAACAATAATTTTTTAAATAAAGTTATAAAGATGGCATCTCAAATTACTAGCAAGTCTCCAAATAGTGTGATATCTGTTGCTGATTTAGCTTTCGTCGCTTATATGCTAGTTGGATATGATTTAGAAAATGAATATATAAGAGGATTCCTAAAAGAGCTTTGCGGTGCAGAATATGCGGGAGGTAGTTCTGCGTCTTATGTTTACAAATGTATGGTTAAGGCTAAAAATTCAAAGACGCATCTAAACAAGTATTGGTTAAAAGGATTAATAATAAAGGCTTGGAACAACTATATAAATGGCAACCCGCCTGTACATAGACTTATATTTAATATTAATGGTGATTTGCCTGCTATAGAGTTAGTAAAAACTACCCATCCATTTTAAGAAAACATGAAATCAATTAGACAACAATTATTAGATGCCAAGACATTTGGTGCAGACAAAGCAAAGATTCAAAGGTTACAACAACTTTTGGATGAGGAAGAGGCTTACAGAATCGATGAGGAATCAGATAGTGAGTTTCAGATTAAAGAGGTAACTAATCAGTTACAAGAATTATTAATTAAAAAGAACAGAGCATATGGTAACTCGGCACTAGAGCCACTTAACATATTCTCAAGTCAGAACGCAGTAGATTCTCTGTGTGCTAGACTAGATGACAAGTTAAGTAGAATCAAGAACAAAGGGCTAAACGATAAAACAGAAGACACGTTATTCGATTTAGCAGGATATTTAATATTATTAATTATAGCAAAAAATGAGCAAGACTAAACAATTATTAGAAGATATGCACTCTATGGAATTTTATAGTGTGTATGCAGACTCCGACTATTGGTACAATGAGTGGGAGAAGATTAACAGAGAGAGAGTAAACAATTCAGATAAGATTGTATTAAAAAAGAAAGATGAAGAAAAAGAGATTTGATTTTTACGTAGAGGTCATACTAAGAGAGTTTGGTATATCAAAAGATGTGTTCTTTACAAAGATAAAAGAACGTGAGATTGTAGATGCAAGGCAGATGCTTTATTGGACCTGTCACAAGAACGATTTTTCAATAGCTAGTATAATTAGAATGATGGGAGAGAATGGATATCACATTCAGTATCCATCAGTAAGACAAGGTATTGATAGGATTGCCGAGACTAAAGACAAGGATTACAAAAACTTCAAAGAAAAAATATGTTCAGTTTAGAAGAGATATTCGACCAAGCATTTACTGACAACAAATCAGTAAAAAGGATTGAAAACGGATACCAGTGTGTAATGCTTTTAGATGTAAAGATTCTTAAGGATGACTACACACACGAGATTGATTTACTAAACACAAGTAAGAGATATTACAAAAGACTCACAGACTATGAGTCTGATACCTTTAAAGAAAAGGGTTGGAGATATGGGGTATATGTAGTAACTTTGGCGAACTATCGTTCAAAGCTAGACAAAGTAGAGAAGAGTATTCGAGATGAAGTCAATGGTAAAGGTAGTGAAAAAACAATTAAACAATTAAAGGCAACAAGGGATTCCTTGATGTCAAGTTACACACAATTAAATAATAAGTTAAATGAGCAAACCGAGTTATGAAGTCTTGTCAGCTATAAGCGTTAAAGACAAGGTAGAAAGAAAAGGTAGAATGGATTACCTATCGTGGGCAAATGCGTGGCATATGCTTAAGCAACAATATCCATCAGCACAACGTATCGTATACGAAGACCCGGCAACGGGATGGAACTACTTCTCAGATGGTAGGTCATCTTGGGTAAAGGTTGGTATCGTAGTTAATGATGTTGAACACATCGATTACCTACCAATTATGGACTTCCGTAACAAAGCTATTGTAGCAGATGATGTTACATCTATGGATGTCAACAAAACTATTCAGCGTTCAACTGCTAAGGCTATTGCAATGCACGGATTAGGTCTGTCGCTTTGGAAGGGCGAGGATGTTCCCGAGATGTTAACCAAAGCAGAGCCTGTAAAGAAAATGGGTCTGAAGGTTGGTGATGATAATTGGGAGAAGGTAAAGCGATATGTATTGCAGAACAAGGGTAGCTTAAACATAGATGAGATTGTTGTCAATCTATCTAAGAAGTATACCATCAATGCAACTACCAAGAAAGAACTTCAAAAGCTACTTAAGTAATGGATGTTATTGAAATGTTACGGGATGACACTAACTACTATGGTGACTTCGGTAAGCAGTACCTATCTAATTCAGATATAGGTACACTACTAAAAGACCCTAGTCAGTTTGGTGTATCACAGCCCGACAATCAGAACTTTGCAAAAGGTAGATACTTTCATCAGTTGATACTCGAGCCAAGCAAGGCAGAGAATGTTAAGTATGTAACTGCAAGTACACGAACAACAAAGGCGTACAAGCAATACTGCGAGGACAATGACCTACCATATGCACTACTTGAGAGTGAGGTTGAAGAGATACAGAGATTGGTTACAAAGATGCTGAGCAACTACACATTCTTTGATGATATCAGAAACGATGGCAATGAGTATGAAGTACCTGCTATTGGTAAGATATGTGGTCAGATGTGGAAAGGCAAGGCAGATATTGTACATCCTGATATGCTTATTGATTTGAAGACCACATCCAATATAGATGACTTTAAGTGGAGTGCAAGGAGATATAACTACGATAGCCAAGCATACATCTACCAATCATTGTTTAATAAACCATTAGTATTTTACGCAATAGAGAAAGGTACAGGTAGGTTGGGTATATACAGACCAACCACAGAGTTTCTTGAACGTGGAGAAGACAAGGTTGAGAGAGCAGTAGAGGTATACAAAAAGTTTTTTGCAGAAAGTGCAAAGGAAAATATTAACGACTACTATATAGAGGAGGAGTTAATTTAATTATGATAAGGTGGGTTCGTACTTCCCAATCGTACCACACCTAAATTAATTGGGATAAATTTTATATATAATTATTATGTCAAACGAGACAATTTTTGCAGATGGATTCATCTTCAAGAGAAAAGAAAACGCACCTGAATTTGTAGTAGGGTCGCAATCAATTAAAGTAGAAGAGGCAATTGCATTTCTTCAAGCAAACCAAAAGAATGGATGGGTTAACCTAGACATCAAGCAGAGTAAAGGTGGTAAATATTACTGCCAGCTTGATACTTGGCAACCTAAACCAAAGGGCGAAAAGAAGGATGTGATGGAAGTGGTCAGCGAAAAAAGCGATGAACTGCCATTCTAATTAGAGTCTAAGTTGCAGATAATAAGGGAGTTATACGACTCCCTTTTATTTGCTCTTTATGCTGACCAACTTAAAAATCCCTATACTACTACTACTACTATATATATATAATATTTTTTATTCTAAATTTACTTAGTAAAAGTGGTCAACAGGTCAGAGTCATTGATAATCAACAATTTAAACGTCAGAAAACAATCAATTTATGTCAAACAACGTCACAATCTTTAAAAATATAAAAGAAACCCAAGCACCATTTCATCTTCCTATTGGTGTTATACTTGATAGAATCAAGGATGGTAAGAGTAAGGAACTCGTAAAGTCTATAAGGTCTGAGAAGGATAAGAATAAAAGAGCAGAACTAAAGCAACAGCTACCTGCTATATGTTTTAGTGGAACATTCAATAAAAGAAACGATAAGTCAATACTAGAGCATAGTGGTATTATATGTTTAGACTTCGATGATTATGAGAAGAAAAGCATAATGAAGGAGCATAAAGATAAGATAGCTAAAGACAAGTATGTCTATTCGGTATTTATATCTCCATCAGGTAATGGTCTAAAGGTATTGATTAAGATACCTGCTGATATAGACAAACACGTTAACTATTTTAATTCGCTTGAGGAGTATTTTGATTCACCATATTTTGATAAGACATCAAAGAATATAAGTAGAGTATGTTATGAGTCTTGGGATAATCTAATTCATATCAACGAGAACTCTGAAGTGTATGATAAAATAAAGGAGAAGGAATATGTAGAGGTAGATGTGTTATCTAACATAGCAACACTACCAATTACAGATGAGAATAAGATTGTAGAGATACTTGTTAAGTGGTGGGAGAAAAAGTTTCCAATGCACGAGGGTATGCGAAACCAAAACGCATACACACTAGCAATGGCTTTTAATGAGTATGGTATTAATAAGTCATTAGCAGCATATGTTTTGAATCAATATGAGCAGGAAGACTTTAATTTAAAAGAGATACAAGCTACAATTGAGAATGCATATAACCATACTGCTAAGTTTAGAACAAAATTCTATGAGGATGAGTCGGCTGTTAATATAGTTAGATTAAAGGTTAGGAATGGAGCAACCAAAAAAGAGATTATTGAGGAGTTGGATAGTAATAATAAATCATATCCTGAATGTGATGTAGAATCAGTTATTAAGCGTGTAGATGATGAGGGTGCAAATGTTAAGTTTTGGTCAAAGAGTGAGAAGGGTGTAATTAGAAATATACCTGTATTATTTAAGCAGTTTCTTGAGGATAATGGATTCTATAAGTATTCGCCTGAAGGTACAGCTAACTTTGTATTTGTTAGAGTTATTGAAAACCTGATAGACCACACATCGGATAAAGAAATAAAAGACTTTATACTTAATCATCTTTTAGACCTTGATGACTTATCGGTTTATAATCACTACGCAGATAGGACAAGTTTATTTAAGGAAGATTTCCTTACATTACTATCTACTATTGATATTCACTTTGTTAGAGATACAAAAGATACATCATTTCTGTATTATAATAATTGTGCAGTAAAGGTTACAACAAACGATATTGAGACAATTCAATATGTTGATTTAGATGGGTATGTTTGGAAAGACCACGTTATAGATAGAACATTTAGAATGTGTCGTAATGATAATTGCGATTACAAAACATTTATATCTAGGATATGTGGTGGTAGCCAAGATAGAATTGATACAATGGAATCAACAATTGGTTTTATGCTACACGGATTTAAGAACTTATCATCCTGCCCGGCAATCATATTGAATGATGAGGTTGCTAGTGAGAATCCTGAAGGTGGAACGGGTAAGGGAATATTTATGAATGCACTATCTCATATGAAGAAGCTAGTAGTGATTGATGGTAAGGCATTTAACTTTGAGAAATCATTCCCATATCAGACCGTATCGGTTGACACACAACTATTATGCTTTGATGATGTTAAGCGTAACTTTGACTTTGAGAGATTGTTTAGTGTTATTACGGAGGGTCTTACATTAGAGAAGAAAAACAAGGATGCAATCAAGATACCATATACTCGTTCACCGAAGGTAGCAATCACAACTAACTACGCAATACGAGGTACAGGTAATTCATTTGCAAGACGTAAGTTTGAGATTGAATTACACGCACATTATAGTAAGCAGTACACACCATTTGATGAGTTTAAGAAACATCTGTTTAACGATTGGGATTCAGATGAGTGGTGTTTGTTTGATAGCTATATGGTTAACTGCCTGAGTAGTTATATGAGAACAGGTCTTATTGAGAGTGAACTTGTGAATGGTAAATACAAATCATTTGTTTTAGAAACATCAGAAGACTTTGTAGAGTGGTGTGGTATAAAAACAGGAGAGAAGAATCCATTACTACCTGTAGAAGAAACCATACACCTAAATAAACTATATATTGATTTTTGTGATGACTATCCTGACTACGGAAAGACAGGTAGTATAAAGTTAAGTCGTGTTAAGTTTAATAAATATGTAAAAGCATATGCTAAATACCTAACGGGGAAAGATGTGCAGGAAGGAAAAGATGTGATGGGTAAATGGTATATGATTAAGTTATGAAAGGATTATATCAAGTAACAGCACAAAAAGGTAAAAGAATCTTATCCTCTGAAGTCTACGGAGATTCGGAGGATAAGGATTCTTTGTTTGCTAGACTAATGAATAGACATAAGATTGTACATTCACAGAGACCTTTGTTTAAGTTAATTGAAATAAAGTTAAACAAGGATATGACTAAATCAAGTTTTAAGTTCAGAGACTATCAGAGAACTATCATCTCTAAGGGGGTGGGGGTTCTTAAGGCTAAACGTTTTTTGTATTTAGCTATGGAAGTTCGCACAGGCAAGACCTTAACAAGTCTTGGTATTGCTGATGAGATTGGTGCAGGGAATGTACTCTTCTTAACTAAGAAGAAGGCAATTAGCACTATCGAGTCTGACTACGCAATGCTCAACCCTAAGTATAACCTAGTGGTTATGAACTACGAAAGCATCCACAAGCTACCACAAGATATGTGGGACTTGATTGTATGTGACGAGGCACACAGTATGGGTGCGTTCCCTAAGCCAAGCAAACGTGCTAAGCAGGTGCGTGAGTTGATAGCTAAGAATAATCCTTATGTTATACTTATGTCAGGCACACCAACTCCTGAATCATTCAGTCAGATGTATCATCAGGTATATGGTATACCAAATAATCCATTCAAGCAGTACAAGAACTTCTATAGGTTCTGTGATGATTATGTAACGGTTACTGAAAAGAAAATCAATGGTCTTCGTATCAGAGATTATTCAAATGGTAAGCAGAGCATCATTGATATGATGAAAGCATATACGATTAGTTACTCTCAGAAGGATGCAGGTTTTAAGGTTGATACCCGGGAACATAAGCTGTATGTAAAGATGGATGACATCACATATAACATAGCTAAGAAACTGAAGAAGGATTTAGTGGTTGAAGGAAAGGATGAAGTAATACTTGGCGATACTAGTGTAAAGCTAATGACTAAGTTGCATCAGATATACTCAGGTACGGTTAAGTTTGAATCAGGTAACTCAAAGATACTTGATTTGAGTAAAGCCAGGTTTATACACGATAACTTTGGCGATAGTAAGGTTGGTATCTTCTATAAGTTTAAAGAGGAGTATAACGCCCTAAAAGAGGTCTATGGAGACAATCTATGTACAGAGCTGGATGAGTTCAATACAACGTCTAAAACCATAGCCCTACAGATTCAATCAGGTAGAGAGGGTATTAGTCTTCGTAAAGCCGAGGCATTGGTATACTACAATATTGATTATAGTGCAACAAGCTATTGGCAGAGCAGGGATAGGATGACAACTAAAGAAAGATTAGAGAGTGATGTGTATTGGATATTTGCCGAGAAAGGTATAGAAGATAAGATATATAAGGCTGTATCTAATAAAAAAGACTATACCACCAAACACTTTAAGAAAGATTTGCTAACTTTGTAGTAATGAAAAGCAAAAGAAACTCTCGTGCCGGCAAGCATCCATCATATGATAAAAAAAATATGTCTGATGAACAAATCAAACGTAAAAGAGCATATGATAAGAAGTATAATGCCACTAAGAGACGCAAGAAGTATCGTGCTAAGCTAAATGCTGCTAACAAAAAGGCAGGGACATATGGCAATGGTGATGGTATGGATATGAGTCACACGAAGAGTGGACGCTTAGTTAAAGAAAGACGAAGCCGTAACCGTGCTAGAAACGGTCAGAACGGTAAGTCGACAAAGAAATGACCGAACAGCAGATACAAAGCAAAAGGATAAAAGAGTTAGAAGAGCAAGGTTATTACGTTCTTAAGTTAATTAAGACGAACAAAAATGGAATCCCTGATGTTTTAGCTATTCATCCTGATGCTGCTGTCATCTTTAGCGAAATCAAAACTAAGACAGGTAAGCTGTCAAAACTACAAGAATATAGATTAAAAGAACTTAGTACATTCGGTTTTAAAACTGAAGTGTATAGAGGTGAATAATTAAATAATAATAATATGAATAATACAACAGACAGTCATCATCCCCTAAACAAACAGTTTTGGGAGTATGGTCAAAACTTTTGTGTAGATTGCTTGAGGTCAGGAGACCTTGTGTTAGACTCTACACACAGCACAGAGGTCTTGTGTAAAGAATGCAAGGCAAAACGTGAGGCATAAAAAAAGCCCTCTTGGTCAATTGAGGGCTTTTGATAATGAAAAAAATCTATCCATTCAAAGAATAGTGCGAAATTAAATCAATTAAATTAAATAACAATAAAAAAATTACCAAAACATATGAGAAAAACAATTATAGACCCACAATTAAAAAGAAAATTAATAAAATTAATTAACAACACATTTAAAATAGACATAACAGATGATTGCCGAAAACAAGAATATGTTTTTGGTAGAATGGTTTATTTCAAAATACTCAGAGACTTAGGATATGGGTACGCACCTATTGGCAGGACACTATATAAAGACCACTCAACGGTTATACATAGCGTAAGAACCTTTGATGATTTAGTTATCTATGATAAAGAATTATATCGCACATATACTATTATTAAAGAACTTATAATTAAGAATATGAATACGAATGATATAGAACACGCAACATATAGCGAGCTTGTGAGATGTGTATCTAATTTAGAAAGAGAAAATGTTTCCTTGAAACAAGAAATACAATTACTTAGAAAAAGACAATTTGCATTATGACACCCGAATTAAAAATATATTTAATGACACTAATGCTGCCTGCATTATTAGATGAGATTGATGCACCAATGCCACCTAAAACAAAAAGTAGTTTCATTAGAGTTAATAAGTTTTGCGAAGAGCAAGCTAATGAAGCAGCCGAAGCATTTTATAAGCACGATAGCCTAAAAGAAATGCACGATGCTATGGTAAATAATTGGAATGAAGTTATAGATAATATAAAATTAGGATAATTAAAAAATATTATTTAGATTTGAAACCACAGGGATGAAATTGTCTGCATACGAAAAGGAGAGATTAGCTCACATCAACTACAAGATGGGAGTTATTCACGACTATGTAGATGACGTCTATGAACTTCTAGTCGACAGAGATTTTGATGAATTGAGTGATGTGCTTGTCGAGTTAATCGAGGAGTTAAGAGAAATTCAATTATCAATTACCGATGAGCTATAGTGATTTTAGACCAAGACTAAAAGGCAACAAGAAAGATGCCTACCTAAACTTAACCAAAAACGAAAAGCGTATACTTGTTATAGGTGACCTTCACGCACCATTTACCCTTGACGGGTACTTTGAGTTCTGTAAGGACACCTATGCCAAGTATAATTGCAATCAAGTAATATTTATTGGTGACATCATCGACAACCACTACTCATCCTTCCATACGACCGACCCGGATGGTATGGGTGGTGGCGATGAGCTTGACTATGCTATTGAAGAGATTGCCAAGTGGCGAGATGAGTTTCCAAAAGCAGATGTATGTATTGGAAACCACGACAGGATAATAATGCGTAAGGCATTTGATTCTCAGATTCCTTCACGTTGGATTAAAGATTACAACGAGGTTCTTGGAACTAATTGGAATTGGGTTGAGCAAGTAGTCTACGATGGTGTACAATACGTTCACGGAGAGGGAGGAACAGCACGAACTAAATCTAAGAATGATATGATGTCAACCGTACAAGGTCATATCCATACGCAAGCATATACCGAATGGAATGTAGGTAAGAACTTCAAGATATTCGGAATGCAGGTAGGATGTGGTGTTGATGGCAAGTCATACGCAGCAGCATACGCTAAGAACTTTAAGAAACAAGCGATAGGGTGTGGTGTAGTATTCGGTGGACACACAGCAATAAACTGTATGATGGAGTTATGAGTTTAATAAGAAACAGTAATCAAGTAAAACAAGCGATAGATTTCACAGGTGTTCAAAATGGTAAAATACATCCATCAGATATAGATGCAGTTCTAGAGTTTGACAATGAGGCTTTAATACTTATAGAAGTAAAGAGAGAGAACAACGATATACCTACAGGTCAAAGACTTTTGTTAGAAAGGATTTGTAATTCTTGGAGAACAGATAAATCTATAGTTTTAAAAGTAGTTCATAAATATAAAAACGACTTATCAGACATACCACTAGATATGTGTATGGTTGAAAGCTGTTATTATAATAAAAATTGGATTGATAAAAAATCAACATTAATAGATGCCTTAAATAATATAGGCGTTAAGTGGAATATTAAAAAATTAAAATTTTAAATGGCAACATACGATGATAAATTAAGAACACTAGAAGTGCTCAGAGATTCAGAAGCAATGATTGTAACAGGATTTGGAGAAGCTCTAATGGGTTATTGTGACTTCAGAGGCAATCTAGTAGCAGCTTACGATATAGATAAGTGTATAGATATAATTGCACAAGATATGGATTATGAAGATGCTATAGATTATTTTTACTTCAACATACATAATGCGTATGTAGGAGAGAGTTCACCAATCTTCATAAGACTAGACCACAACATATGAGCAAAGGACCAAACTACGAAGAGTTCGCTATAGCGATACTAATTAATACAGCTATAGTTTTGTTCGTCTTGAAGTTAGTCTTGTAACCTTTTTAGGTTTAAAATTATTCTTCATCTTCTTTGGCTTAACTCTTACAGGTAGATTCTTAGAGTCGTACTCCTTCTCCCACTTCGCTGCAATCTCAGGGAGGTTCTTATGCATATATCGTCTCTGTGCTTCGCTTTTAAATGGCATATTATTTATCTTTATTTAAAGACTTTTCTTGTATTTTCATTTCATTGTAAAGTTCAGGTGAAATTTGTTTTAAAATTTTGTCAGACATTTTTGTTGGTGTTACATACTTACCTTTTGATGCTTTATTTAAGTCCTTGTAAATGCCTCTATTAACTTCTTTTATAATTTCATTAGATGCAGGAAGATATCCTATAGAACCAAGAACCTCAAGAGGTAGTCTTTTAAACAATTCATTTTGTCTTCTTTCTATTGCTCCTTTATCTGTTAAATCATCCCTATCGTATATATCCTTAGCCAAAATAGCTGTTTTTATTATAGGAGAATATGGTCCTGCGAAAGGCACTACCCAACTATCTTTATAAGGCTGTACTTTATATACTATAGAGTTTTTAAACTTGTCGAATTCACCATCTCTTAATACATCAAGATAGTTTTCATTAGCATATTCAACTCCCCAATTTATCACAGCTCTTGTGGCATTACCGAAATTTCTTTGACCTAAGTTTACAATAGTTTGAGCACCTGCTCTTAGAGCTTTAGTTGATAGCTTCTCATCATCTTCTTCCTCTTCCTCAGATATCCCTAATGCTTGGAATATTATTCCAATTACTCCTGTTGTTGTTGTACTTGCTATTAGTGAATACAGATACATTCTTGAAGATACTGCTGCCATTAGAAAAACACCTTCCCTCTTAGTTAAAGTTCCATTTCCTCTTGCAGCAGCCCAACCTTTTGCAAAAGCTGTATATTCATATACAAGAAACCTATTCATAAAACCATTAAAATTAGAAAATGCAAATTTTAAGAATCTATCAAATCCGTCTTTTTCTGTCTTCCAATCCTTACCTTTAGATATGCCGGTAAATAATCCTTCAGATGCAGCAGCCTCAATACTAGTGTCATCTGCTTTTCTTTTTGCTTTTTCTATAGCCTCTTCGTGTTTTTCAAAATAATCTTTATCCTTTGCTGCTATTTTTTCAAAGTTAACTTCAACACCTGATTGTTTTTTAAATTCAAGTGCAAATGAACCAAACCATAATGGTCTGTTCATAATCTTATCAGGTGTTGATAATGCAGCACCTGCAACCTTATCAAATTTATTTTTTAATTTTTTAGTACTAGCTGTATGTATTTGAGCTGCTCTATTTATAATAGCACCTCTAGTTTTTTTGCCTCTTATTCCTGAAAGGTCATTTTCGTATTTCTCAACAAATCTACTGTTCATATCAGCAGTTTGATAAGTTCTGTTTAGTTGCAGAGACTTAACAGCTTCCATAACTTCAGGTCCTAAATCAGATTGCATAACACTAATGTACTTAGTGCCTTCTATAAATGATAACTGACCTCTAAGTATTATAAAAGCCATATTACTTGAAAGTTCTCTAATAAGCCTTCCTGTATTTACTAATATTTTTTGATAACCAAATTTAGCTAATTCGGAAGCAATTCTTTCTCCTATACTTGATGATGCAATATTATTAACTAATGTTATCTCTATATCTTTTTCTAATAAACCGTTTATGCCTTTAAAAATATTTTCATTTTCGAGGTAATTTCCTTCTTCTTTTAGCTCCTGCTTTGTTCTTTGTAAGGTTTCTCTAGCAACTAATATTGGATTAGTTAAGTGATAATCTATATATGTGTATTTAGCTCCTCTAGATACTGAGTTATATATATCAAAATTTAAAGCAGTTACTGCCCCTGTTCTTTCAATTAATGACTTTGCTTTTGTATCAGGCTTTCTGCTGTCCATCATACTTTTAACTTGACTTTCAACATTCATAACTTTAGAGCCATCAAACTTATCATCAATTACAACGTGATGTACATAATTATTTAATAAGGATATTCTATCACCTCTAATAACCCCTGCTGTAAATAAAGCTAGGCTTGATAATTCTTCATTTATTTTTTGAACTTCTTTTATTGAATTTTTTTCTGCATTATTAAATGAATCGAATAATTCTTTTTCTTTTAAATTATTTCCATCAAAAAACTTTTGTTTAATATCTTCAAGAATCTTCCTATCTGAAACATCTATGTCTTCTTTATTAATGGTTTCGTTAATAAAATCTATAACAGGATTAACTTGAACATTCCCTTGGTTTGATTTATATTCTAAATTAAGAATATAAACCATTTGCTTTGCTGAAGAAATTATTGCTTTATTTGGGTCTTTAAGAGATTCTAAAACTTCGTTTTCAATTTTCTTAAGCCTTTCGTCTAATGCTCTTAATTGAAATGTATATAACTGTTCAGCCTCAGCCAATCCTCTTAATATAGAATCAAATAAATCTGTAGAATGAGCAACGCTTAATGCTTGGTCTATATAATACTTAGGTATAGACTCCAATGCTTTTTGAACATTTCCTTTTCCACTAAGAGATAAAGAACTTTTAAATTTAGAGTATTGTTCTGTAAACCTACCTAGCTTACCTTTAATCATACCCCTTTTAGCTTTTACTGTATTTTCTATTGATTTTAATTTATTTGTATATACCTGAGTTGTATTATTAATCCAACCATTGTTTAAATTATTTAAAACTTGATTAAGTGTTTTTAGCTCATTAACAGAAAGTTTATCTATTGCTTTGCTTTTTACAAATTTCTTTAATTCTTTAGCGAGAGCAGTTTCTTCTTCAAGTGAGAACTTAGGATTCTTTGTAGATGCAGATTTTTTTGCATCGTTTATTAATTGTTTTTTTTCTTCTTTAGATTCTTTCTTTTTACCTTTTTGTTTTTTAGGTTCTTTTATTGACTGTTCACCTATTTCATTTAATAAATTTTCTGCCTTCTTTATTACCTCTTGAACTTCAGGTGGGCTGAGTTCACCTTTTTTAGAGAACACATCTAACACATCAAGGTATTCATTAAAAACTGACTTAGGTACTATATTTGGATTAACAGCAAATAATTTATCTAGTAAAGGTCCTACATCAACTGCTGCTCCAATTTTTTTCTTTATATTCTTTTTAGCTTGAGGTAACTTGCTTTTAGCTTCTTTTATCTTAGAATCTTCAACTACTTCAGGTTTAACTTCTTCAGTAACTTCCTCTTCAACTTTTACCGCAGCCTCTGCTTCAGGTTTAACTTCCTCAGTAATCTCGACTCCGGTTTCAGGAGTTATAATTCTGTCAGCATCTACTATCTGTCCTTCACCAAATATTTCCGGGTCACCGGGTGCGTTGTCAATGGTATATTGAGCCTCTTTTTTTGTGCTCACATTCATCATTAAACCTGTAACCTTGTTTTCAACTATCCATCTTCCATTTTCTTTTGGAGGACCGAATGTTTTTCCATCCCTGTTATCTATAATCTCAAAATCTTTACGCCAAATCCTTTTATCAGTCTTGTTCATTTCGTACCTAACCTGTTTAGGTTCAGGTGCTACTTCTTCTTCAATAATATCCTCTGCTGTTTCTAGTATACTATCATCCTTTATAATGTACTGCTCTTCAACTGTACCTCTTGCATCACGAGTAATTAGTTTTACAACCTGAGCATCCGAATCGTCAATTAGTTTCTCCTCTTGCTTTTTTACCTCACTTAAAGGTTGATTTGTATCTTCAACTTTTACCACGTCAATCGTAGTTCCGGGAGGAACTGTGAATTTTTTTAATGGCTTGTCTCCTTTGTAATCACTAGCTAATTTCTTATCAGCAGCAGCAAATTCACCTTTCTCTATTTTGTGTGCCGAAAAAGGCTTACCATCTTTTATTTTAGGCTGCATACCCTTAAATAAGGTTTGCTCTTCAGTAGTTGTTATTTGTTCTCCCGGGGTCTTAGCTTGCTCAAGCTCAACTTTTGCTTCAGGTGCAGCTTCTTCAGCATCTTTCCTGTCAGACAGTATTTTATTTATTTCAGAAACCTTGTCTGTATAAATTGCTAAAGTTTTTTCATCAGAAATTTCCTTACCTTCCTGAACAATGTCTGCAATATTGCTAATTGTTTCTTCAGAAACCTCTCCATTATCAACAAAGTTTTTATATTCCTCTTCGGTAACAACAAATTCATCTACTGCTTGTTCTTCTGTATCCTTTTCTTCAGCTACTTGCTCTGCTATAATATCTTTATCTGTTATCTTACCTGAAACTATATCTTCTATATTTTTATCTATGTCAGCTATTCTTTGTTTTTTATCAGCAACTAATGAAGGTGTGGCTACTCCATCAATTTCTTTTTGAACTGAAAGTCTTTCTGCCGTTAATTCAAATAATTTCTTTTTTGTAACAGAACTAAATTCTTTTCCTTTAGTTGCGTTCATTACTTCTGCTGCTGCTGACTGAACAATTCCCACTTGCTCTTTTACTAACTGAAGCTCTTCATCTGTTTTTATTGTACCATTTTTTCTATATGCATTTAATTGGTTTGTGATTTTAGCCATTTGTTTTGGGTCAGTAAACATCTCCTCCATAGCTTTGTAATTTTTACCAACAAAAATATTTCCTCCTAATGCATTTAAAGAAACACCACCTATAGCACCACCGACAGCACCTAATACAATATTTTGAACAAGCTCTTTAAAAAATTGTTTCGAGCCTAACTGAGCTTTTATAAATTCTGCTTTATCTTCATCTTTTAAAGCATTATAAGTTTCTGCCAATCCTTTACTTAATAGATACTGAGTTCCCTCCTGAAGACCCTCCTCTGCTGCTTCTTTTAATGTTTCCTTGATAATAGGTGCTAATGATAATTTAACTGTATTTTCAGCAAACTCTTTTGTAAAACCTTTAGCTCCCTTTTCTAATATTTCGTTAAGTACTTTTCTTCTAATTGATTTGCCTCCTAATCTACCAAAAACTCCCTTCAAAGGTATCATCTCTAGTGGAGCTGATATACCACCATATGCTATAGAAAGATTCATAGCATCGTTATGTTCTAGTCCATTGGCAATAGCCTCTTCATACATCTCACTCATTGACATAGAATAAGCTGCTGACATTGCAAGAGGCGTTCCTCCAAGAGCGTATCCCCCTGCAACAAAACCAATCTGCCCCACAACGTCTCCAACAAAGTTTGCTTTAACGTCATCATAATCAGTAGGAATTGATTCTTTTATAAATTCTGAAGCCTCTTTATTGAAGTTCATCATTATTTTTTCAGTTCTTTCGGCATCTACTCCCGGAATAAAACTTACAAGTTTTGCTCCTGTGGCAACTAAACTAGGTGCTAGTTTTACAACATTTGTTCCAAAACTTTCTATGGCTGAATAAGAAATTGACTCAACCGTAGTAAGTTCTTCGTTATCGGCTGCTATCTGAGCAGCATTTAAAATTATAGATTTATCTGTTAATCCTTTTGCTATTTCATTGTATTCATTTGTTTTATCATAAAGGTTAACTTTTAATTTATCTGATAAATTAAAAAAACCTTCTATCTCTAAATCTAATATTTTATTGTATTCGTTTTTTATTTCTTTCTGTAACTCCCCTGCTTTTTTTGCTTTTTGTTTATACTCTATTCCCTCAGATATGGCATAGTTTTCTAAAATATTTTTTATTAAATCTTGTTGCTCTTTTCTTTTTTCAAGTAAAGCTAAATCTCCACCAACCTCTTCAAGACCTTCAATTCTAGTAGTTTTTTTTGTTTCTTCGATTAATTCATTTATAACATCTTTGCTTAATAAGGAATAATCTACTCCTACTATTTCTCCATTTTCTTTTTTTAATGCAGGTTCTATTTTTTGTTTTATTTCATCAGATAGTTTATCATATTCGTTAATTAATTCAAATTCAGACATACGAATTGAAGCCTCTTCGTCTTCCTTGACAGAAAGTAAAGATTGCTCTTCATTAACTTCCTCTTGTATTTTTTGCTCTAAATTAGGTATCTTTTCATATAGCTCTTTTATTTGCTGATTATATTCTTCATTTGAGCCAAATAAATTATCTGTTATTTCACCGGGCTTAAAATCATAATCACCCTCTTTCATTCGAGCAGCTTCTTGTTGTTTTTGTTTTTCAGATTCTTGTAGATTATAATCAAATATTGATTCAGAAGAAATTTCTTTTTCGATAGGTTCAATTATGCCTTTCTCTATTGCATTTTGCCTTATCTCTTCTAATTTTTTGCTGCGAGCTTGATTGTATGCATTTATTTTTTCTGCAACAATTTCAGGAGATTCGTCTAATGAAGGTGCTTTTAATGGCTCAGTATCATAAATTCCAAATTTATCTTCAGATACATCTTGGGATTTAGGTTTAAAGTCATATTCCCCTGCTTGTCTTTGTGCTACCTCTTCTTCTCTTTGTTTCTCAAACTCTTGTAAGTTATTTGAAAATACTGAGTCCGAAGAAGTATCCTCTGTAGTAGATTCCGTAGTGACCTCGGTAGTTCCAACAGGCTCTGAAACGTCTTTTTTTTTTACGCCCATCAAGATAGAAAAATCATTTTCATTCCCTTTATATCCTGTTGATGCAAAATATTTAAAAGTGTCAGATAGTGCTTCAGGGTTTGAGTTTATTAATTGCTTGTAATCTTCAATTGTCCCATTATATCCTGTCGATACAAAATACTTAAATCCGTCTAATATTGCTTCTTCGTTCATTATTATTCTTTGTTGTATTTAGACCCTGTTCCTCCTGTTGATTGTGCTCCAACTTTATCTATGTAGGTCGCAGCGTTTTCTAAACTATTCACTACGTTTATTAACGAAGTAACATCGTCTGAGTTGTTTAAATTATACTCTTTGTCCGATGCTGCTTTGCCTCCTATCATAAGTACACCATCTTGGGTTAGAGATATAACTTTTTTGTCTTGAGAAGCCTTAGATAAAGCCAAGTTTACATCTGCTACGGTACTGCCTTCCTGTATATTTCTTTGTAAGTATGCTCTAAATTGTCTTCGAGGGTCACTACTAGAAGAAGGTCTTAAGTCTTCGCTAGGGAGATTAATATCAAATTCAAAATCTTTCTTTATTAAATTACCATTAAAATCTTTTTCTAAATTCCCTGTTAGGTCTAGAGACTTTAATGATTCATCAGCATCTTTTATACCTGTAAGTGCTGTAGCTGTTTTAGCAAAAGTATTGAAATCGCTTGTATATGTTAATGGACTACTTTCAATTAACTTACCATCCTTGTCTTTATAAATAACAGATATGCCGGTGTCTGTTCGTTTTATATCCTGAATCTTACCTTTACTTAAACCTTTAAAGTATTGTATAGCTCCCTGAACATCTTCTTCAGATTGACCTGCATAAAGCAATGCTAATTGATTTAAACTTGTTTGATTTTTCTTTTTATCTTGGCTTTGATTCCACCAAAACTGCTTCTCTGCCCAAGAAGCCTCAACTTTAGGAGTAGTTTTTACATCATACTTTTTGTCAATCATACTGTCAATTAACTTTCCAACGTGGTCTCTAGCTTCTTTTTTCTGACCGTCAGTCAATTGAGCCATACCTTCTTTACCGTTTGATAAATCAATATAAACTTGCTTTTCTCTTTCGGCAGAATCTTTAGATAATTTATTTACATCAGTAACTACCTTATACCCTTTCGACTTCATACTGTCTGCTAGAACAGAAGCTATGTCGTTATCTGAGCTAAGTATAATATCAATTTGAGCTGCCCTAGTTTGTTCGTAGTCAGGTCTTTTAGTAATGTCGCTAACTTCAACTGTTTTACCACCTGCTTTTCTACTAGCTGCTGCCGACTCTGTATCTATGTACTCTCCAAGGAACGATACAGCATTTGCTGTTGTTTTATTTATGTCAACTTTGTCGATAAAGTTTTGAGCTAAATTAAACATAGCCTGTGCACTTCTTGCACGACTTGGGTCTATGGTTGTTACACCATTCTTATCTGTAACTAATGGAGCTGCTACAATAGCACCTGTGCTGTCAATAAAGAAATCATTCTCATTGAAGTTAGTCATATTAGATATATCTTCAAATATCTGCTGCTCAACCTCACCTGAAACACCACTATCTAATCTATTTAGATGCTTTTCATATAGCTTGTTGTAATTATTACTTAAGTTAAATATTTGGTCTGCACTACTGTTCATTCTCTGAACCTTACGCATATATTCAGCAGGAGTAATTCGCCCTGCTTTTAAATCTTTATTAGCAGCCAACAAGTAAGAACTTGCATTATCTGCTAGACCAATTATTCTGTCGTTAAAGTCTGTATTGTATCCCAAGGGTGCTTCTTTCAATGCATCCTGAGTTTTAATCATTGCATCATCAAGAAGGTCTTTCTTAGCTTGTCTCTCTTCTCGTTCTGCAACGAGCATATCAGCAAAGCCTTTTCCAACTTCACCCCAATTAACATCATTCTCGATGTTCCTTTCTACATATCCAAATTTAGTTGCCATAAATTATTATCTTATTGGTCCTGTGTATGGATTAAATGAGTATATATTTTGTTCAGGAGGAGCTAGAAAACCCATACGTTTAGATACTCCCGGATAAAAATCAGTTTGAGTAGTCAGTAGCGATTGGTCTACAGGCTGTATTGACATTATTTGTTCCTGAGGGGTCAATGGCATTCGTGGTGGAGGCGTTTGAGTAATGTTATATCTAGCTGCTTGTTCTGCCGTTGGCTTAAGTCCTGTCATTTCAATACTTCCTTCGGAAACAGTATTTCCATACGTTACAGGAGCTTTCTGCTTACCATATAACGCTAAAGCATCTAATCCTGTCATTGCTGCTCCTCCAATACCCTGTATACCTGCTTGTAATTGCTGCTGTCTTCTTTCCTCTGCGTTAGCTGCTTCAAGCTGTGCACCTGTCACTTCACCTAAATCAAGTTGAGTCCCTATATCACGAAGTCTTGACTCTTCTTGTGCAGTTAGGTAATCTAAGTTAAACATCTCCTGACCCATAGCTGCTGCTATTTGTCGCTGTGCTTGCTGTTGTTGACCGTATATAGCACCAACCCTACCCATACCTCTATCGCTTTCTCTAAGGGCTTCTGTTGCTTGTGCTCCTGCTACCAATGCAGCTTCTCTTTCTAATTCATATGGCTCTTTCTGAATAGCCAATGATTCCATATAATTCTTCTCGAGTTTCCTTCGAGCTTCTGCCATATATTTGTCAGCAGTTGCCTCTGCCTCCCTCTGTCTTTGTTTTTGCTTTCTAGCGTTTGCAAAAGACATTCCCGCCCCGGCTAACTGAGAGCCTGCTGCTGCTAGTGTTAATGCTGTGGCTAATCCCATAATAAATATTCTTTGTGATTTAGCACAAAGATAATAAATTTAAGGGAAACTTTTCATAACCTCTGATTCTACGGCAAATAACTCAACCTTTGTATTCTCTGAATACGTTAGGTTAAATACCGCATAATGTCCTAATACTCCGTGAGATTCAGCAACTGAGTTCTTGATAAATAAGAAGGTCTCTGTGTTTGATGGTATTGGTGTAGTCCCGGCAGGTGATGTATCTATGACTACATTGTTAATACCTCTTCTAAGGTCTGTATTAATGGCTGTTACGTTTCCTGCATATATAGGTTGATTGGTTGCAGATAAAAAGTAGAAGTAATCTCCCACACTTAATATGTTCCCTATCTGTATTATTGTAGCAAAGTTTATAGTTGATGTCTGTCCTACAATACTAACAGTTGTGCTGTTACCTATACCATTTACTGAACGCAATGCAAACTCAGGAAGTTCAGCAGGTGTTGAGCCTAGTCCTTCATTCCTAACAAAAGCAAACCAACTCTGCTCTTTCTTTTCAAAATAACTAGAATCAATAAACCCTGAGTCCTGTATGTCTGTTTGAATTGTAGCTGCCCAACTATCATCGCCCTCCAAATTAAGCGTTTTAAAGAGCTTATTTTCTAGAGGAGATGTGTTGAGTACACTCTGTAGAGTTGATGGCTTAAAAGATTCTAATGGAGTCCCTATTTGAGTCCACCATTGCGAGTAAAATGTATTTCTACTCTCGTTCACATTATGGCGGTAAAGGTTACCCCCTTTGAAAGTATAAAAGTAATTATTCATTCCTATCATCCAATCAGGATAATAGCTATAGAAGGATGGGAATCCCTGTACTCCTTCGTCATATGTTAGTGTATAATTTGCCATATCTTAACAGTTTGCTCTATCTATTACTACTCCATTTGCATCAACCTCAATATATTCAGTTGCGTTTATCTTATAAAATCCCTGAGCTAACACATTACTTCCGTATGCATCTGAAAATACCCAATCATTTACGGCAGGATTCCCTGCTGTTCCTGACACAGGTGCATTATAAAATGTACTTCCTATTGTGTATCCACAAGCGGTTGTAAAATCAGGTCCTACAACAGATGAAGAATATCCTGTTAGCAGCACAGGGCATTCAACTTCTACTGTAAATGCAGTAAGTGTACATACGCCTGCTATCTCAATATTTAATTCTTTTATAGATTGCGATACTTTAGGTATGACCATATAGAATGTACCCGGGTTGGCAACTGTACTAAATTGCAATTCGCCTGCCTGTGGTGTTATATCTTCAGTCGTTCCCGTATCAACAAAACTTGTTCCGTTGTATCTGTATTTAGTTAAATTGCTATATGTAGTCCCGCCAACAGGAACGCAAGTAGCTGTATCGTAACCTAAGTAAGTGTATCCATTCGACACCGTACTTCCTTTGTATCCTCCTACAGTCGGATTATTAAGGCTGAATTTATTATATACTACACCATTATAAGTGGCTTTAATGCCATCGGGGATATTTGCAGGAGTAAATTTAACAATCGCTGCACCTACATCAGTTACCGTATCTCCCAAATCGATATCAAGCAAGAATACACCATCGCCCGAACTATAAGTAATTGGTGCTCCACCGCAAGGAGTTAAGCACTCCGGGCAGCTTTGGATAGGTCCTAGTATACCGCTAACCTGCTCTCTGCTTATACCACTCCCATCAGCATAAAATCCATCTGCACTAACAATGGTTAATGCAGCATCGTCAAATACTGTTGTTGAGTTAGATAGTGTCGTTCCGTTTAAGTAATATATCGCCATAATTTAATTCTTTTAACAATTGCAACAAGCATCTTCTATTGTTGCTCCAAAACATAAGTCATCTTCAGTTGATAATCTATAATCCCAAATCAAGTACAGGTTACTTCCTGTAGATGGCATTGTAAATGTAGCAAAGTATCTATCGGGCTCATCCGTATCATCTATTGGTGTTGCTATACCACCATTGGGATTAGTTAGCGTTTCTGCCAATAATAACTTTATATCCGCAACAGTATCATCATAAAATGTATTGCTTCGTAAGTATCTAAAGTTGTTTACGTTTTTGTCAAATACAAAATCATCGTAATTTATTTTGTTACATATAATACTAACGGTAGCTCCATCGGCAGGAATTACCCCTGCCCCTTGAGGTCCTGATATTTGTGCATAGTCAGATATGACAAACTCAGTTGTATTATCATTTTCAAAATTAACTAGTCGTGAGTGTAGTGGTGATACAAAAGTACCATCAGTCCAACTATATTCGCTATGTATGTACTCGCCATTTATTGCATCACTTGTTATAGATACAGGTATAATTGTTATCTGCTCAGGGACAGGACATCCTACCTTAAATGTTTCTATAGGTGTGGTCCTACTATCACCGCTAGCATTTGCAATTGTTATGGTAACCTTTTGAGCAGATACAGAGTCTTTGTTAAGAGTTATAGCGGCTAAATCTGTAACGGGAGGGTCTGCACTAATATAAACATTTGATACCTCATTGTATGTGTAGCTTATCTCAAACTGAGCAGGGCTAACAACCAAATCAGTTCTTATTTCGTAACCTATAGTCAGAGGACCAACCAAATCTCCTACATCAACACAGAAGGTATATGGGTTAAGTTCATCTATGACTATCCCACTCAATACAGTTCCACAATCAATACATTCTTCGTCAACAGGTTTTAATATGTCGTTAGAGCTAAGAACATATTCATCCATATATGGGTCAAAACCTCCTAGCTTTTGAGTTTCAAATGAATCTATAAATAAATCTCTAAACCAAGTACGCATACCTTGCTCAGATATTACGGTTAGTTTTTCATTCTGAGCTGCACTACCCTTAAGCTGTATTACAGCACCACGTTTAGCGTCCGTAAAGTATTTATCTGCACCCCATTGAACAAAACTTTCCGGGTTGTTAGATATACCATACTCTTCTACACGAGCCACTTGCTTACCTAATACCTCCGGTACTGTAACTAATGCACTACCGCCTGTAGCACCTGTTATCATTTCTTTGCCTTGAAGAACATATGATATTTTGTCTTCTTGTAGTGTAAGTATGTCAGTCTCTCTACCAAATAGCTTTTGAATAGGACCAAATGTACGTTCAAGTGGTTTAAAGTTCAACAAACCTAAATTAAACTCATTAAGTTTATTAATGTTGTTCTCTTCATTATAAACACCACTATATGTTAAGTCAGCAAATCGATGTGCTTCTTTAAACTCTTTTTCATCTGTGGTATAAACCCTGTTACCAAGGTTAAATGTTTTACCTACAATTGAATCTCTTACCTTGTAACTCTCAGCTCCGTTACCAAACGAATAGCAGTTGTAAAAATCTGTATTTACTATTGCGGGCAATGTTGCAGTTTGTGTTTGCTGATTTCCCTCGTGGAATCCATTTGAATCAATTTCGTATGTATCGGCAGATTCAAACCAAACATCAGGCAATGCGTCTTGAGGCTGAGTTTCAAATATTATAGTTCCATCAGCTCTGTATACAATTATAGTGGCAATTGCTACGGGTCTCCTGTTTGCAGAAATAGCACCTCCTCCACCACAAGCAACCGTTCCCCACATAGTTAAAAAACTAGGAGTAGCTCCTGTTCCATTCTCCCAATAAAATAAGTTTCTAGCTATACTTGGCTGAGCAAATGCTCCTTTTGTTGTTAAAAATTCATTATACTGACCGCTACCATAAAAGTTTGCTTGGTCTAATTCTGATTGAAAGTTTTCTCCTATAAAGAAATCAAACATATCATCATAATCTCTAGTAGCAACCATTGTTGTGTTTAAGGTCATTTTAATTTGGTCGCAACTACCTCCCCCATTTCTATAAAAATTCAAATCAATAGAAACCCTACTGCCTAAAGGTACATCAAAATCAGTCCAAGTAGCTCCATCATATGTTGACATAGGATACTTAACACCTGCATATTTTCCCGGAGGATTAGCTCCACTAAATTGCGTATAAAACCCATATTCGGTTTCATTATTTCTTTCTCCTCTTTGAAGCCCTTGAGTTATTGTAGCGTTTTGTTGTAAAATTATATTTAAGTTCTGCGTACTTAATTTTATATAAACACCTGCAAAACTATCTGTAGCTAAATCACCCGAAGCGTAAGATTGTTTTTCTAAAACAGTAACATATTTACAAGTTACAGCAGGTCCTGAAGCATCTGCTTTTATAATAAGCCTATCTCCTTTTTCTACTTTTTGTGCATTTTCTCCTTCTAATAAAAAATATGCTTCGTTACCATCTGTTGTTTGATAATATATAAACGAGTATATAGTGTCATAATTTTCTTCATCAGGCTTTATTGCAAACTTATAATAAGTAGCCCACTCAGGTGCAATTTGCCTTGTTGGTATAGTAACTTTTATATTATTTTTACTTGAAGATGCACTACAAGGAATGTGTAATGAATTATTGTCACTTACAAGTGCTGTGCTTGAACGACCATAATCGTCCATATACACTATACCTATTTCGTATCCTCTATTACTATGAAGGCTACCCGGGCTATCTGAAGATTGAAAACTAGCAGAAGCAAAAATTATGTCATAAAACTCATAAGCGTCTTGAGTTGTATCAGCTCCATTTGTTTGGTCATCAACAAATCTCATATAAGGAGCTTGTATAATTATTCTGTCATCTCCTATAGTGCCAAAATTATCAACTATAATAGGTTCATTATTTTGATATGCAGTAGCTCCTACAAGGTTAGCACCGCTAGTGGCACTAGCATATTTTTTTATGCTTCCACTTGTTGATGGTGCATCTAATTCATCAGGTATTATACAATTAAAGTCATCTGTAAAAGTAATTCCTTCGCAGGAAGTTAAATCAGGAGAAGGTGCGTAAACAGGCTTTATGTTAGCTGAAGTACCAACCGAACTTTGAAATTCAGAACTATTTACCAATTCATATATATTTGAATAATCCTGAGGTAAAACAAAACTTACAGCAATACTCAATTCAGGAGATTGTTGAGTGGGAGTAAAGTTTGGTGCAAACCAACCATCATATGTAGCACCTCCATTTTTTGAATGGTCCCAAGTTATATCAAAACTTAAAACAGAACCTTTCTTTAAATCATTTGTTATTTCTGTTAAATCAATAATACCTACATTTACGATTCTACTTCCTGATGACCTTGTTGGTATTTCATAAACAACTTGAGTTGTTGTAGTTGCTTCTATTATTTTTCCTGAATTAGGCTCACTAATTAAATCAACCGTATATTCTATTTGTGTTTTAACACCGTTTCTTTCTAAGTTATATCCATCTATATAATTACCATATATAAGCCTATTACCCATTACTGTTTGGGCTAAAGCAAAACGTGGTACATTGTCATATAGTCTTAATATCTCAGAGTCAGGAAGTATTGTAAATATATTACTGTTATCGAAATAATACGATTCAGTTGTGTTATCTGCAAATCCTCTGTCTTTTTTATTAAATTTATCTATAACTTTTATTATGCTATTTTGAGCTTCTTTAAATAATAATTCAATACTTTCTACTAACGGTCCTCCTGTATCGTAACCAACAGTAACTGAATTAAATTTATTCACCATTCCCTCATTTAAGTAACTATTTGTACTAAGCTCAAAATTTTTGGGTGAGAATGCAGGTTCTGAAAATGGAGATGTTGCTGAATATTCTCCATCTGCATACTTATATCTATATGCAAAACATATATACCTGTCTTCTAAATAATTTTCTTCTTCATCTCCCGTACTTCTTAAATTAATAGAAGGTGCATATAGTGGTGGTCTTTTTATAACCAATAATCTCTCAGCTAGTAAATCTGAGTTTCCATTGTAGTCAACACCCGATGCGTTTGGCTCAGGATACGCACTCTTTATATTTATAAATCTAGGTGCATTCTTATTATCTGTAAAAAACAATAAGTTTTCTACCAAGTCTACACCTGTTATCAAATATTCAGGGTCAAAGTTTAGCGTGGTGTCTGTAGATGTAAGTTGACCAACACTAATAACGTGATAATTAATTATAGCGTCCTTAGCGTTATATGATACTATCAGGTCTATCTTACCATTTGGTGCTCCCGCAGATATAGGAAAGTTACTATCGTGAACAAACCAATATATCGTTTCGTTAGCTCCATCCTCATATGCACCAATACATCTAGCAGATGTACTTAAATCCGTTCCATTAAATGATAATTTAGTTAAACCTAAGTTACCCTTAGTGTTTTCTATTACACCAATCTCAGAGTTTTCAGTAGAGCCCATGCGGACATTAACCGCATCTACATATTCGCCATCAGGTATAAGTCGCTCATCAACCGACTTATTCATTCTGCCTTTTATAAAGTTTCTTGTAATATTCGCCATATTATTTTATCCACTTATCTTGACCTCTTAGATTCATTAACAATCGTCCCGGATGGATGTTGCTTATTCTTATCTTAGCGTTTCTCAATAAAGCAGTCTTTCTCTTCTGTGCTCTTCGTACAACGTACTCCTGCACATTGAGTTTACTATTTAGTATGGCATACTCTATATATGCATACACATAATCTTCAAATAATTTATTTACACTAATTTTAGAGTCATCCCCGCCTTCCATACCATCAGATACATATTCAAGTATACAAAGCTCTCCACTCATACCTGAACTAAAGTTTATAACACCTGAACTTTTATCTATCTTAAATGTAGGATTTGCATTTGCTGTTTCTGTATTTAAACCATATCTAGCACCAATGCCATAATCAAAATACCAATTTCCTTCGTAAAGATATCCTTCCATACCATCAAACTGGCTTCCTTGATTTAAATATATACTTTTCTTTTTGTTTTTAATTCTATCGAAATCTATAGTTGAAAACTGAGGTCTAAGTATATTACCATCTACATCAAATAAAATATTACCTTCATTATCTTGAAGATATGCATTTGAATAATTAGTCTGAATATTCTCAGTTAATGGTCTTAATAAACCATCTTTATATATATTTACTCTAATCCAATTTACATAGTCAGAAGGTAAAACAAATCTTAAGTTGTCAGTTACAGATAGCTCTAGTATTTTAACTTCCTTGAACGCATCGTAATTAAGTTCTTGTATTGCTCGCTTTGCGTGAAACAATACCTTAAATCTTTCCTCGTTATTTACAAGTGAATGGTTTCCATTATACATCAACATAAAGTTGTTGACTATATCATACAAGCTGACATATTGGTATGAACCCCAATTTGCATCTTTAGGGTCAACTCCTCCATTTTCATAATATTGATATTCTGATATATATGCCATTATTGTTGATTATCTTTTTGTTCTTCTAAATTAGCAAACTGAACTACCTGAGCTTCTCTTATTTGCATACCTGAATATTGAAGTATTTTAGTTACTAAATTTACTTCATCATCAATTGGCAACTCAAAGTCTTGATAATCCGATTGCGATTGGTCAAATACAGGCTCTCCACTTGATAACGTACTATATGTCCACTTAGGGTCTTTCGGGTATCTAATATACTGACTAAATATCTGTCCTGGATTGTTTATTGTTTTTGGCAATACTGTTATTGAATCACTATTCAAAGAATATGCTGGAAACGTTTTAGTAGGTGCTGTAAGCAATGAGTTAGCTAGCATACTAATCTTGCTGTTAGTTACTTTCTCTGCTTCATAACTTTCATTTTTAAATATAGAATACCCGTCTCCTACTACTGCAAATATACCTTCGTCTAAAGCTAATTGAGTATCACTAAGTACATTTAAGACTTCTGCTTGTTCAAGAGTAGTTGTGTTAACTACAATATCCCCAACAGTAACTGTTGTTGTAAATGTAGCTGTAGCATCAACTAACTGCAATGCTTGAACTAGAGTATTAGTACCACTAATTCTGAATGTAGTATATGCCAACACCTTATTCAATAAATAGTAATCATCTCCTGTAGTTATTTGAGATGGTGTAAAATATTTATTATAATTTTTTTGGTCAAAGTTTCTTATTGTTGAGAATGTATCTATAGACTCCTCTATACCTTTTGTCATATCAGCATACTCAGACCCTGATATCCTAGCGTTCTCTTTATTTATAGCCGTATTGTAATTACTAAAGTAATTCTCAAAGATTTCTAGCTGTGCTTGCTTAGCAAAAAGATTAAAATCCTGTGGAGATATATACCCATAGTTGTTCTTGTTAAGAACCGAAAAGACTGTATTTCTTACTGAGTTTATCATAATAAACTTTTGTACAAAGATAACAAAAAAAAAGAGTCCGATGGAAAATCGGACTCTTGTAATATATACTATATATGCTCGTTATCCTTCTATAAGATTCTCAAGCATTTTTAGTGAGTCAATTCCTTCATCACTCTGCAAGTATGATGTTGCTAAATACAATGGGTCTTCATTGAATGGAACAACAAGCATTCTTGTTTTGTTAGATGGTGTATTAAACCATATCTCCTTTTTGTTTTTTCTAAAGGTTAATAACCCTTTATCAAAGAATAATTGAACTATACCTTGAACCTTTACTGTTGGGTCATTAATAGCTTCTAAGAAATCACTTGGATTGCTTTTAGCAAAAATCAACATATCTCTTTTTAATTCAGCAGTAGATACTCTAGATGTATCTTTACCAAACAATACACGAGATAATGATTCAATCTGCTCAATAGATAACTTACTTGCTTCAACAAGTGCATCAACCTCAAGATTTAAAATTTCAACCTCTTCTTCTGCATCCTTAGCTTCATCGATTTCTACAAATTTACTTCCATTCATAGGATGATAATGTAAAAATTCTTGTAGTACAGGATTATTTTTAGGAACGTGAAGCATACCATCTTCAAAAACAATTGGCTCTAAAATAAGATTACCATCTTGCTCGTCTTCAAATGGAGACTTTTGGTTTCTAGCATATCTAAGTGGTCTGTTTTCATTTCTTTCTTCATCGAAGTAAAGCAATGAATAGCTCCTAGAACTTTTCGTTGGTATCATAAACGATAAGGGAGCTCTTTCTGATTTTAATCTGTAGGTTTTTGCTACAGCTATTTTTTTATTTTTCATTTGATTTAATTTATAATTTTAAAAAAAAGGGGTGATATTTCACACCCCTTATAATATTAGTTACTCCTAGTCTTTAAATATAAAGAAGTTGTTTGCACCCATAGTACATACAGCTCTCTCAGAAAGGAAGTGTACTTCCATTGCATCAAGGTCGCTGTTCATTGCACCACCTGCTGAACCTGTAATCCACGTTTTGTAACGTCTGTCTTCAGTTTCTGAAGCTCTGTATCGAACGTGTAAGAAAGGTCGCTTAGCGTTCTTTCCAAGAACTTGGTCGTAAACAGTAGTAGAACCCGCAGGTACTAATAATCCGTTTACAACTTCACCCCCTGTAAGACCACCACGCATAGTTGGGTCGTTTAGGTATTTCCAATCAGTCTTGTAGAAATCATAACCTCTACGGAATCCTGTGAAACCTAAGTTAAGAGCCATATCCTTATCGTTGTCAAATAGTCCGTAAGACGTACCACCTGCACCGTAAGAATTTTGAGCTGCTAACATATCATCGATATCAAAACCAAAATTTCTGTTCAAGAAAATAACATTCTCTTCAATAGAACCTTGCTTATCTAATCGTCTGATAATGTCGTCAAAATCTGATAATGATTCAGGGTTTCCTCCTGACCATACATTTCCTCTATTCTCTACTGTGTAAAAAATACCTTCAGTTCCTTTGTTACCTACAGCACCACCTGCTGCAATTGCACCTGAACCTGCTTCAGCAGGAACTGCTTCAATCATTGAGGTCTCTAAGTAATCATCAAAACGTAAACGAGTTTCGTGCTCTGATTTTAAGTACCAAAGGTATCCTGTAGCACCGTTTTCAGTAGTTACTTCTACCCATCCGATTTGAGCCATATCAGAACCTGATACTGCATACTTATCTTTAAGGATAATTGGAGATGTTTCAAAAATCTCATCGTCTGCTTCTAAAGAACCTGTCATTCCAGCTTGTCCTTTTTTAAACTCAGAACCATAAACAAATATTTCAAAAACATTAGTTGCATCGCCATTAGCAAAACCTTGTGCATCGTAAAACGCTACATCAATAGTTCCTGCCGCAGTATCTACATCTGTTACAATAGCTTTGTTAGTAGTAGCTACACCAGCTGCAATTGTTTTAGAGCTAATCATAATAGTTTGACCTACTCTGATAGCAATAGAACCTGCTGTTCCTATAGTAGTAGCACGGTTAGGTACTAACGTATCGTTGATGGTGATTGTAGCTGTATCTACATAAGCTACTGCCGCTGGTGGCGTATAAGTAGCTGCTGAAGTACAGTTTACATATTTAGTGTGAAGTCTTCCTTGCTCAGCCCATTTGATAAGGTCAGAGTTAGAAGGCATTTCTGCTCCTACCATTCTAAGGAATGAGGAGATTGTACGATTACCATATCTCTCAAATTCTTTCTCATAAGTATCAGGTAGATACTGATTCAAGAAATCAAAGTTGGTAATATAATTTGTTGCGAGTGGGACTTGCTGTGCACTTGGCTGCAAATCAAACCCGGGGGTTGTTTGGACACTTCCTGCCATAATTTTTCTTTTTTAATTTTTAAACTTATTTTTTACTTCTAATTTTTAAACCTCTACCCGAGTCGTTGCCGAGAGATTTAATTTGCATCCCGCCTTTAGAAGTAACTTCAGGTGTTTTACGTTCAGACATATTAATGTTTTTCGTCTTACGCATTACATCGTCAGTTGCCTCTGCTTTACCTTGTTCGTAAAAGAACTTGGCAAACTTTTCAGGATTCATTGCAATAGACAAAGCCTTGTGGTATCCTACTGCATCTTCGATAAGTCCATCTTCATTCAAAAACTTCCCTATGAAGTTGTTTGGGTCAGATTGAGCTTTCTTTAGTTCAGTAGCATCACCCGGAGAATAAGTTACCTTTTTATCGTCAAGCGTGAACTCAAAACCTTTGAACTCACTTCCGAATACGTTATCAGTTTTCTTATAAAACCAATCACGCTTTCTTTGTAACTCTTCTTCGTAAGTCTTTGATGACTCTATATATTGTTTATATGCCTCAAGGTCTTTCGCATCACTTTCAGAAATAGAACTCCCACTTGACTCAAGGGGAACTCTGTACTTTTCCTTCTGCTCATTGAAATACTTCTTAGCTTTAGCAATAGTCTTTTTTCTTGCTATTTTGATTTTCTTAATGTCAGCATCATCATCTACATCCTCATCATATGAGTAGTCCTCCATTAGCATATCAATGTCTTCGGAGTCTAATCCTTCTTCAGTTGCACTAAGATATTCTCGTAGCAATGTATCAGGGGTCAATTCATCAAAGTCTTTGTTTAATCTAACAAAGTCATCAATTCCTCGCCCTGTTTCTTTTTTGTACTTATAATAAGCTGCAACATCTTCAGGCATCTCTTCAGATTCCTGAGCTGCTGTAAGCTCATCAAGAGAATTAATTTCTCTTCCGTACTTATTCTTAATAAATGAAAGAACACTTTCCTCATTTAGCTCTGAGGGTTGAGCTGTATCTTCTTGTGTTTCAACTTCTGTCTCTACACTTTCGGTTTCTTCTTGAGCAACAACATCAGTCGTTTCTTCAGATTCAACCTCTTCATTTAACTTTTCTTCGTGCTTTTCGAGTAACTCCTGTTCAACTTGCTGTACAGACTTTTCCTCAACAACACCTACTTCTTTTACTTTAATTTCCATTTGATTTGATTTTATGCAAAATTAAACAAAAAATAATTATGTTTTTTACCTAGGTTCAAACTCAGCTAGGTCAAATCCATCTAGACTATCCTCGTTAGATTCAAAGGTCATAGGTGGTAAATTATTCTTTCTTTGATTTATTAGTTTTGATTGCTCAGAGTTTTGTTGGCTAATTCTATCTGACTTAGCTTTTTCTCTTTGGTCTTCTCTATTCTGAAGCTGCTGTGATTCCATACCTCTTAGCTGCATATTAAGACTAAACTCTTTATCCATTAGCCTCTCTTTGAGCATTGCTTCATTCTTTAATTTCTCTATTTCAAAAGCTACCTCTGCTTGCTTAAGTTGCATTTTAGCCTGAGCTTCTGCTTGCATTTTTTGCATAGATGTTTGAGCAGCTAACTGCTGAGACTGCATTTGTTGCTGTGCTTGCCTATCTTGTTGCTGCATAGCCATCTTTTCTTCTCTCTCTTGCTTAGCTTTACGTTTTACTTTTAGTAACTGATTAGCTAACTTAATATTTCTAATCTCACGAATATCAATAGCATCCTCAAGATTTATATCTCCTTTAGATAATGCCATTTGAATGTTTTGCTCAAGCTGAGATTTCTGCTCCTCATCAGGAGATACTTCAATAAATATTCCAAAGTCATATAAGTATAGCTCATTTATATCATTTAATATAGATACATTATACTTACCTATCTTATTAATAAATTCATCCTTAAAGTCTGCATACTCTAATACATCACTTACTCTGTAAGATAAACTTTCTGCTAGTGACCTATACACATAAAGACTTCCATCTAATATATGTCTAGTTGCAGTATTTGAATTTGCTGCTGCTAGTTTCTGTAAACCAACTAAAGCATTCGGGTCAGGTGTGCTACCATCTCTGGCTTCATTAAGACCTGTTACATTTCTGATTTGGTTTAGATAATGATTATAGTTACCTATCAGCATTTGTGCTTTAGATGCACCTGAGTTTGATGTTAGCTGCTGTATTGGTACTCTTGCGTTGTTAAATTCACCATCGCCTGTATAGCTTCTACCAATAACACTACCCGTTTGGAAATATAGTCTTAATGCATCTTCAGGATTGTATGCTGCTCCTGTACCTAGGTCTACTTCATTTAAACCATCAGCATCAATAAATACACCGTCAGGCACAACCTTGGCAATAACCTGCTGTAGTTTTAAATGAGTAATCTGAATCAAGTCAGCAAAAGGTATCATACG